TGCTTAAGAGTTGCAGAACGGTCAATCGCGCTAATGGTGCGGTTTTGGCTTCTAGCTGTGCTTGGGGCATCGCCGGTTCCGTCGTTATCGTAGAAAGCAATTTCCATCCCAACTTCAAAATTTGCCACATCGTCGGCATTGGTGAGCGTCAGATCTGCATAACTGCCATTTGGGTTATCTTCAGATTGACCAATAGAGCCAGAACCATCGCGATACATCGAAACAGCCAAGGACCGCTTAAGGCTATGAATAGCCCCGTCGATTTCCATAGTGGCATATCTAATAAACGCGTCAGCATTGCCCTGGCTCGCTTTGATTGCCTCATGCGAGATTGACGCAAAGGAATAATCGCTTACACGGGTCAAGAGGAACTGCTTCAGGCTAGATGTTGAGGTGTTAGCTTGCCCAGTGGCAAATGTAGCCGACCGCCGTTGTGGTCCGGTGGTGATAATCGGAATCGGCATATTCTCGCCGCCGAATTTCGTATATTTAGGCATCAAAGCAAGTAATGGATTATTCTTATAAACCATCTCTTTGATTCGTTGAGTTTTGTAATGTTCTTTTAGGGCTTCTGTAACCGCTGTAGTTAAGGCCATGATTTTCCTCGCTATAAGGGCGAGAAAGCTACAAGGCTAAATCTCGCCGCGCATAATAGCAGCCGCCCTCGCTAATGATTCTTCTCTAGATAGAAGACCATCGTCACGCGCAGGCGTCTGCGACGTTAATTGATTTGAAAGTGTTTTCGGCCTTGGTTTTGCTGCTGGCTGGCTAGGCTTAACGTCTTGCGCTTCGTCTGGCTCAGGTTGCCAGTGTCCCTTATAACGGTCTCTCAGCTTGCTACTTTTAAAGTAACGTTCGGCTTCGTCCTCATAATACCGTTCGACCATATTGGCCGCTTGGTTATATTCAAGCACGGTGCCATCATGATCATATTGTTCTTGCATGACATCGTAAACGGTATGATAGGCATTGTGAGCCTTAATCATCTCGTATTGATCACCATCATCGACGAAATCTTTGATTTTGTCAATAAACCCGTTATAAGTCTGTTCGTATTCCCTTTTCTTCGACCTATTCTCTCGGTCTTCCGCTTGTTTTCGATTTAATTCTTTTAATGCCTCAATTTCTTTGGCCTGCTGAGCAACCACGTCCTCAATTGCGACATTCCCATCATTAATTACTCGCCGAGTTAGGGCATCATAGGAGATTCCGAACTTCTCCAAGAATTGCATAGGGTCGGAAGCGGCCATTTCTTGCAGGCCCTCCAACTCAGTAGCCTTTTTCTTTACCCCTTTGAACTCTTGCTTTTCTTCTCGGAACCGTCTTTCTTGTCTGGCGAGGTTTGCAAACTGTCGAGCAAACGCAGCCCGTTCAGCCTGTGACTCACCCGGCTCCACCAACGAACTTCCATTTGAAGGCGGCTCTTGGACCTCCGCCGCCCCATTGCCCGGTTCAGAAACTTCATTCTCCCCCCCTTGGGCTTGTTCAACAATTTCAGTCGCAGACACTTCCGCTTCAGACATATTTCTCTCCTAGTAGTGTGATTTTATTTCTTATTGCATTCCAGCGATTGCTTCGACCATTGCGGGAGGCATTTCACCTTCTCCTGGCCCCATCTCTGGCGGAGCCCCTTCCATCGGCGGAGTCCCCGGCGCAGGAGCCCCACCACCCGGTGCGGGAGCACCCTCCGGTGCCATCGCTTGTTGGGTTGCTTGCTGTGCCATTTGTTGGGTCTGAATTACCCGAATCGCGTCATCCATGTACCGGCGGAGCAGTTCCAGACGCTCTTCTGGAACATTGTCAATTTTTGCGCGTAAATAAGCCGACTGGACTCTTTGAATCGCAAATTCAAGATTAGAGAACGTCTCAGGGGGATGATAGCGCCCCTTCTCAATCATTTGCTCAATCAAAAGGTCCACGTCGTCAATAAATGCAGTAGCCAACTGATTCACAGCCTCTAAATCGGGATAATCAAGCAGAGCTCGCGCTTCGGTGGGGTTTAAGAGTCCCGTTTGCGCCATCTCTTGAATCGTTTGTAACTTTGCGGCCGGAGTAGTTGACAATAGCGAAGTCGGATAAATCTGCATAACATATTGGTCCTCTTCAAGGTCGATATCCTTCCACTTAATCCGCTCAATATACTTGTCCCCATGGCTAATTACCTCGTAAGTGTTGCCCTGCTCTTCAATATCGCGGGCGATGTCAATCATTTGACGGGCCGCTGTCAAAAATAAGTTCTCATACGCCTGAGCTACCAACATAAAGCGCTCAGATTGGATGTCTGAGAACTCCCGAATAGCGACCCCGGAGTCCAACCCGGCGGGCTTCTTCGCCTGTGCCGCCATCTCAGAAATACCGGCAACCTCATAAGCACGGCCAAACAATCTATCCAGGTGAGAAAATACCTCTCCGGTGGTCGTTCTGGGCACATGAAAGTCTGGTTTAGTCCCGGTGTACTCAATTACTCCCCAAACTTCGTTGTTGATATGGGCTTTAGAGATCTTAGAACCCGTTTCAATGAATACTTTGGGCGTTGCGAGGTGCATTTGCTCCTGAATGCGGTTCAGAAGCTTATTTATCTCGACTTGAACCCCTAAAAGCTGTTCAGCGAGTCCCTGGCCCCAAAAACCGAGTAAATTCTCGGTCCAGCGGATGAAAACGAATGGAAAGAAGTCTTTATCGTAGGGCTCATCTAGTAAAGTGCAATTATCCAGAACAATACAATGCCTCCCGTCAGGGGAGCCCTTTTTACTAGCCAAGTGCCAAGCTTCCACGCATTCGACTTGATTTGACGTAACACCTTCGCCGGAGTTATTTGTTTCAGCTTTTGAAGCATTTAAAATCTCCTTTTCAAAGTCAGGGTACGTTGCCAAGAGCACTTCACGCGATACAATCTTGCGCTGGAACATTTGCCGAGGCTTTCCGTAAAAACTTTCGGCGTCATCACAAATTACCTCATTGGGAAACACGCGGTCAGCAACAATCCGCTCTCCATCCTGGTAAATCTTCATGATACCCGTTCCGAAAACGGCGGCGTCCAAGAATACCTTGGGCGCAGTTGTATAGATATCGGTGGCGTAGAATTGCCCGTTCACAAACTTATCAAGCAATTTCGCCTTACGCTTCAAGGACCAATCGCCGCCAGAAGTTAGGAAAGTAATCTTGGGCCGGTTCTTAGCAATCTTGCTCGTTACCGTCGTACACATTGAATGGACAATGTTTAGAGTAACGTCATCGGCCCTAGAGCCTGAGCGCCGAGAGTAATCGTGCGAGTTTAAACCGCTGGCGTTGATATTCGAGAACAAGCGCAGCCAATTAAGGTTGTCTTTTGTGCGGTTGTTCTGGTCTTCAGATAGTGTGGTAACTGCCGAGAAAACATCGTCATGAATGTCCTTGGTTTGTTCCCACCAAAATTCTTTGGGTTTGTACATTAGTTTTCATCCTTGTCGTTGTAATAATAGGAGGTTTCGTCGGAGCCGGTGGAGCTAAACTCGGGGTACACGTTCATAGGCCCCCGGCCCTGAAATTCAACTTCGATTCCGCTATCAGTCATGACTAATCGCTTGACCCCGTTTTTACGCATAAACATAACCATCTCTACGATTTGGTCATCTAGTGCCGAATACTTTCCCACCATAGACTCCCTTCTCCATGCTCTAATTTGTCGAGTAGTTGCTTTTCGTGTCGGTCGCTTAATCGTTTATAGTATTCCTCAGAACCTACTTCCGGTTCTACTTCTCTCGGTACACTCGCATAGTGCCGCGATTCACGCCATGCGTATAATGCCGCATCTGCCAAGTGATTTTCAAATCGACCATCTTCCTTTGGTCGGTCTTCGTCCCACTGGAGAAGCCGCCACTCGTCCAAAACGCCACAGCCCTCTAGGACTTTAATTCTACCAGCCGCTAAATCCGAATTCATTAATTCGATGTAACTTAGCTTGTTCCGTTTCTCTGCCGCCCTTATTGCTAGGCCGTTCCGATAACGAAATTCTTCTACGATGCTTTTTCCTAA